CTCCTCACAGGTCAGCGGTCGTCTCATGGCTGTTGGGGCTGACGGCATCCGCCGCACCGTCGCCATCACGACAGTCAATAACGGTTCCGCAGACTATGTCTTTGAGTACCCCGTGCGCATCCCAGAGAAGACCACACTGGAAGCCACTGCTCAGGGTAGTGCAAACAACAACGAGGCTTCGGCCATGTTCATTCTGCTCTTGGTGTCAAATGGCTAAGACTCCCGCATGGCAACGCAAAGAGGGCAAGAACCCAAAAGGCGGTCTGAACGCCAAGGGCCGTGCCAGCTACAACAAGGCCAACCCCGGGAAACCGGGGTTGAAACCCCCTGCTCCGAATCCGAAAACCCCGAAGGACGCTGCTAGGCGCAAGTCTTTTTGCGCTAGAATGGGCGGTATGCCCGGCCCCATGAAGGACGAAAAAGGGAGGCCAACGCGTAAGGCGTTGTCGCTAAAAGCATGGAACTGCTGACATGCACTCGGTGCAAGTGCCCGAAACCTGAGACGATAGAGTTCTTTCCGCCGCACAATAAGAAGCGGAACGGCTTGGACAGTTGGTGCAGGGGGTGTAGAGCCGCCTACCGAAGCTCCATAAATCGTGGAAAATTTAGGGACACGATTTCTGACGAGGCGCTCGTGGGGTTAAAGAGCACTACGCACGAGTGTGTAATCTGTGGTAGTGTTGAGCCGCTAGTTGTGGACCACGACCACAAGACAAACAAGGTGCGAGGCATGCTATGCAACCACTGCAATAGAGGCCTCGGGCACTTTAGAGACGACCCCGCGCTGCTGGAGTTTGCAAGAATTTACCTGCTCAGCAGCTTGGACAGCCCGGAAGCAGAAGAGTACTTGGAAAAGGGAGTCGCTTGACATGCCGCTGAACGCCAAGGGCAAGAAGATCAAGGCCGCGATGGCCAAACAGTATGGCAAGGAGGCCGGTGCTCGAGTCTTCTTCTCCGCTGAAAACAAGGGCACCATCTAGGGTGTAAAGAAGGGAAAGAAGAAATGAAGAAGCCTGCTCCGAAGTTCGCGCCCTGTAAGGGCTGCCCCAATCCCAGCAAGTGCCGTGCCATGGGCAAGTGCATGAAGAAGGAAGCCAAGAAATGATGTCTCGCGCAAACATGGGAAGCCAGATCGCAAACGCTCCCGCTTCGCGCCTCCCTGTCGTCACCCAGCTCGATCAGATGCGGGCCATGGGCATGAAGAAGGGCGGCATGGTCAAGGGCTACGCCAAAGGCGGCAAGGTCACTCGCGGTGACGGTGCCTGCATGAAGGGCCACACCAAAGGGACGATGCGCTGATGGCAAAGAAAGCCACGCCGAAAGTGGTCAAGGTGGAGGCGCAAGCTGCCTCCACCGAAGCTCCGAAGTTCACGCCCTGCCGCCAGTGCGGCAACCCGGGCGACTGCGCTCGTCAGGCCAAGTGCGCCAAGGGGTTCAAGTGATGGCCAAGAAGCCCGCCTCGAAATCTCGTGTCAACGAAGCCGGTAACTACACCAAGCCCGGGATGCGCAAGCAGTTGTTCGAGTCCATCAAGGCGGGAGACAAGGGCGGGAAGCCCGGCCAGTGGAGTGCTCGCAAGGCACAGATGTTGGCCCAGAGGTACAAAGCCAAAGGCGGAGGGTACAAGGATTGAAAGCCCCTCAGAAGAGCCTGAAAAAGTGGACTCAGGAGGAGTGGGGCACCAAGAGCGGTAAACCCTCCACTCAGGGCGCAAAAGCTACGGGAGAGCGCTACCTCCCCAAGCGGGCACGCGAGGCTCTGAGTCCCGCTGAATATGCTGCAACGACACGCGCCAAGCGGGAAGGGACTCGCAAGGGCAAACAGTTTGTGGCACAACCTAAGAAGATCGCAAAGAAGACCGCGAAATTTAGGGACTGATCATGGCCGTTGTCGTACCCGATCTGCCTGAACTCTTCGAGGAAGCCTATGAACGGGCTGGCCTCGAAATGCGGTCGGGTTATGACCTCAAGTCTGTGCGGCGGAGTCTCAACCTGCTGACGCTGGAGTGGGCCAACCGTGGCCTGAACCTCTGGACCATTGAGTCTGGCACGCAGGTTCTTACCGCCGGTACGGCCACCTACACGATGCCGACTGGCACGATTGATCTGATCGAGCACCAGCTGCGTACAGGTACTGGAACCGCTCAGGTCGACACGGCTCTGGAGCGCATCTCGGTCTCCACCTACGCCCAGCAGACCAACAAGCAGATCACTGGACGACCGACACAGATTTTTGTGCAGCGTCTGGCTACGAGCACGACGGTCACGCTGTGGCCGCTGCCGGACAATTCCCAGACCTACACGCTGTTCTACTACCGCCTGAAGGGTATCGACGGTCTGGCTTCCGGCATCGGGTCGGATACGACTTCGATTCCGCCGCGCTTCGTGCCTGCTCTGGTTGCTGGCCTTGCCTACTACACGGCGATGAAAAAGCCCGAGGCGATGGACCGCATCATCCCCCTGAAGCAGCTCTACGACGAGCAGTTTGAGATGGCGGCGAGCGAAGACCGTGACCGGTCGTCCGTGATGTTCACGCCTTTCAACACGATGATGCTTGGAGGCTGACGTGCCTGCTTATGCTAGGGGAAAACACGCCTTTGGGATCTGCGACCGCAGCGGGTTCCGCTACAAGCTCTCGGACTTGGTCTGGGAATACCAGAACGGCGTGAAGACGGGCTTCCGCATCGGCAGGGACATTGTCGATCCTGACCAGCCGCAGAACTTTCTTGGTCGGTTGAAAATCAACGACCCGCAGTCTCTGCGCGACCCGCGTCCAGACTATGCTCCGGGCAACGGGCTGTTCGGCTGGAACCCTGTTTGGAACCCAATCCAAGATATGGTAGGGTCTGTAGGCAACGTCACGGTAGTGACAACAGATGGAGTTTGAGATGGCAAAGAAGCCGATGAGTGACGCCCAGAAATACCGCCGCGCCAACGCCCGTGGGGCTGGCCCCGGTGCCGAAGGCCGCGCCAAGATCAAGGCGGCGGAAAAGCTCGACAAGATTCCCGAGAAGGAGCGTGAGCGCCGCAACGTCGGTGAGGGGACCATCCACGGCCTTCGCACTGAAGGGTCGCGCCTGCTGGGCCAAGACTATGGCCGCAGCATCGGCGGGAAAGGTGAGCCGGGATACTACAATAAGGGCGGCAAGCTGAAGATGGTCGAAAAGGGCGGCAAGAAAGTTCCCGCTTTCGCCGCTGACGGCGTCGGCAAGATGGCTATGGGCGGCAAGTGCCGTGGCATGGGCGCTGCCAGCAAGGGCGGCAAGTACGCCAAGAACGGTTAACCATGAACTACACGCAGCTCACAGATGCCCTGAAGGACTATCTGGAGACGACGGAAACCTCTTTCGTCGCCAACATTCCGATGTTTGTTCGGCAGGCCGAGGAACGCATCTATCGCTCGGTGCAGATTCCTGAGCTGCGCAAGAACGCCACTGCGGCAACGACGGCGGGCAACCAATACCTTGCCCGCCCGTCAGACTTTCTTTCCGTGTTCTCCCTCGCTGTTGTCGAGGCGGACGGAGACTACGTCTATCTCTACGACAAGGACGTGAACTTCATCCGCGAGGCTTACCCTCGGAGCTCCACGCAAGGGTTCCCGAAGTACTACGCGCAGTTCGACGGAGATCAGACTGGGGTCACTCAGGGCAACTTCATTCTTGGTCCCACCCCCAATGCCGTGTACACGGTCGAGCTCCACTATTACTACGATCCCCCGTCCATCGTTGACACGGGGACGTCGTGGCTGGGCGATAACGCTGAAAGCGTTCTCCTGTACGGTAGCCTCATCGAGGCTTATACGTACCTCAAGGGGGACGCCGACATGCTGCAGCTCTACACGAACCGGTACAATGAAGCGATGAGGCAACTCTTCGGTATCGACATCCGGTCCAAGCGCGACGACTACAGAGACGGCACGATGTCTGGCATGGCAGGGGCACGCTGATGTTCAAAGCCACCGCAGGGACCATCCCCTTCTCGGTCAACGTCATGACCTCCAGCAACGGCGGGCATTCCCCCGAGGCCGTCGCGGAACTCTGTGTGGACCGCATCGTCCGCATCGCCGACAGCGCCCCGCCCGAACTTGCCATGCAGGCGCGAGCCTTTAGACAGCAGGTGTTGGAGGTCGTGCTTCAGCATGTTAGAATGGCCGTCACCGAAGACCGCGCGACGGTAAGTGCTAAATTGGAGCAGGCCGGACTGACCGACTTGGCTCAGCAGATCAGGAGACTGTGACATGGCCTTCACCGGCAACTTCATGTGCACCAGCTTCAAGGACGAGCTCCTTGAGGGTGTCCACGACTTCCGCGCTTCGCCCAGCGGAGACACGTTCAAGCTGGCGCTTTACACCAACAGCGCCTCGTTCACCGCTGCGACGACCGCCTACACCGCGACCAACGAGGTCGGGGACAGCGGCACTTACAGCGCTGGTGGTGGCACCCTGACGAACGTCAGCCCGAGCACGTCGGGCACGACGGCGTTCACGGATTTCGCGGACCTGTCCTTCACGTCGGCAACGATCACGGCGCGCGGCGCTCTGATCTACAACACGACGCCCGCCCACACCTACACCAACCCGACTGTGGTGGTGCTGGACTTCGGCTCGGACAAGACCTCGACGGCTGGTACGTTCACCATCCAGTTCCCGACTGCGGACGCCTCGAACGCCATAATTCGGATAAGTTAAGCTACTCGGGAGATTGCGGAGTAACGGCTTTCAGAGTATGCTCCCCCAAAAGGGAGAAACTCATGGGCTACAAGCATGGACTTCGCAGTCACCCACTTTACGCAACGTGGTGCAACATGAAGGCTAGGTGCGATAACCCACTTCATCCGCAGTTCAAGGACTACGGTGGACGGGGCATCTCATACGATCCAGCGTGGGCGGATTTTCCGGGGTTTTTGGATTCCGTTGGCGAAAAACCGTATCCGGAGGCCACGTTGGACCGCATCGACAATGACGGGAACTACGAGCCGCAGAATGTAAGGTGGGCGGATCGGGTGACGCAGCGCCGTAACTCTAGGCAGATCACTGAGGTGTCTATCGACGGAGACACCAAGCTGGTAACAGACTGGTGCAAGGTTTACGATATCGCATTCGCGTCGGTTCGTAGACGCATGAAAAAAGGGATGACCATGGAAGAGGCGATCACCACCCCGAAAGCTAAGCGCTTTCGCATCGCTTGAGGTCTGGCTGATATGGTAGTCCTCGTCAACCGCGCGAAGATGACCACGGCCACCACTGGCACGGGGACAATCACGCTTGGCTCTGCGGTCAGCGGGTTCCAGTCCTTTGCGTTTGCTGGTGTCGCCAACGGGGAGACCGTCCGCTACGTCATCGAAGATGGAACTGCTTGGGAGATCGGGACCGGGGTCTACACATCCTCCGGGACCACAATGACCCGTGTGCTGACGTCATCCAGCACGGGGTCTCTGCTGTCACTGAGCGGGTCGGCCATCGTGTTCATCACGCCCGCTGCGGAGGACTTCTTTGAGCAGTGCTGGATTCAGCAGAACTCAGACTATACGCTGACAAGCACAACGTCAGCGCAGAAGCTGTTCGACGCCAGCGCAAACGGTGCCTTGCTTCTGCCCATCGGGACATATCGGTACGAGGCGTTCCTGAACATGGACTTCATGTCTGGGACTTCTGGCAACGCTGCGTTCGGGATACTCGGTGCTGGGACTGCGACTGTCGCATCCTACCTCTCCCAAGCCGTTGGTATTGACGGTGCCGTAGGCACGGCTGCTACGGCATCAACGTCCTACTGGGCGGCGGCGACTTCGAACAACCCAATGGTCACAGCCGCCACCTCCACTACGCTCGGTGTCTCCATCCGGGGTACATTCAGAGTTACGGCTGCTGGGACCATCATCCCGTCTATCTCTCTGAACACCGCCGCTGCGGCCAGAACTCGCATAAACAGCTACTTCAGCACGACCCGTATTAGCACCAGCGCGACTGCTGTCACCTATGGCCCGTGGAGTTAACCATGCTGATCGTGAAGGCAAAGGTTGAGAATGGCGTGGTCACGGAGTCTTTCCTCATCGAGGACACCCCATTCCCGAATGGTGTGTATCGCGCAGACTTGGCAAACTGGCTGACCGCGCCTGTGGAAGTTGGAGTCGGTTGGCTGTATGACGG